CCGAGGTCCGAACACTGGTCGGGGAAAACCTGCTGCCTATCGTGCAGCGGATCGTAAACTCTTACGTCGTGCGGAATACTTACTCCGTCACGGATACAATCCTGCATGGAAAGCAAGGGCCGTGGCATCAGCCATGACAGCCCTGCTATTGACTGGCGCTCGAGGGCGGAAGTTTTGATTCATCGAAACCCTTGTTAATATACAGAACCTGCGAAAATATAACATAGTGCCGAGCATGGTTCAAACACTATGAGACACGACGTCATCTGTCAAGACTGCGGAGTAAAACATAGGGTAGAATGGACCACACGCAAGATTTCGGTTTGTCCGAATTGTTGGGATTGTTGGGTCATTACTGTAGACGAAAGTAAGGTATCACCTCAAAAGACTCTGGAGGACTTTTGTTGAGTTGGAAAATAGCGGATCCTATTCAATTTGCACACGAAGGCTGCCTCGGCAGTGCAAAGGATAGGTACGATACGAGTCTGTGTGCTCGGTACACTATGTGTCCGAAGTGCGAACAGCGAAGAGCATCGAAGAGGGCGTGGCGATTGAATAATCGTCTTAAGAGCGAAATCGAGATGGCGGAGGATGCAGGATCCAAACTGAAAGTTGGAGTCCTAACCACTACGTTGCCTGGACAACATCACAGTAGTGGCATACGGCACAAGAGTCTTAGGGACCAGTATGGTTACATGACGAAGAGAACCAATCTGTATGGTCTCAGTGGTGCTAAATCTATGCGTGGTCTAAATTACGCATTGGCCCAAAATGGGATACACGCAGGGTGTCACAATGTCGAGTTTACTTTCAACGAGCAAGCGGGCTGGTGGAATGTTCACAACCATTCTATCTTAGTCGCTGACGAAAGCAGTTGGTCTGGGTTCATACCTGAAACAAAAGACAGACTGTGGGAGAAGTCCGAACTACTCGATAGATCGGAACTTACGCATGGGAATCTTCCATGGTTACAATCCGCTCACGGATTGGGATCGCGTTACACGTTGGATTGGGCGGAACCATCTGAGTTCGAACAAACAATCAGGTATGCTGCCAAAGTGGCATACATGACGAAGCCTATCAAAGCGCCAGAGGGGAAAAGGCTGGAACTATCTCAGTTTTTCAACGGCTTTGCAGGGCGTACATATCCACGATTATCCCGACCCTTTGGGATGTGGATGCGGCAACAACCTTTGCCATAAGTCCTTAAACTGTCAACCGGACGGCCTATTATGGCCAAGAACCGGAAAGACGAGCACTACCCCGTTGTGCGAGCAGGTCGATTGGATTACACAGGTCCTGCTGTAAGTCCACAGATCGAGTTGAATTTTGAACAATATTTGAGCAAAACTAACAGACGTCTATATCGTCAATCCCGCTGCTACGATGTCAAACTTGACATTGATGCTGGCAGCACACAAACATACAACGTGTACGCTCTTAGCGACTCTTGGATGAACGAACGGGCCTTGAAGATGGCTTATGCCATGTATTTGGAAAACGGAAAGGACGAGAGGGATCGTCTCAAATCGAGTGCAATCGCTCGATGGGAAGATTTCCGGGTACTCAGTGGTACTGGGTTCCAACAAGTCAATCCTGCGCAGTTCAATATGCCTGGTCTTACACCAGTGCAATTGGCAAATGGAGAATTTGATAACTCCATCGTCGTGGATTCAGCAGGGGTAGCCAAGAACTTTACTTGGGCTTCAGCTGGAACTGGATTCCGATATTCGATTCTTGAGCAATATGATAAAGCGGGCAATGCCCAAAACACACCAGAAACATCCACTGGCGATATGCCATATGATGACTTGATGGCAGATGATGATGCCGCTATGGCGAATGCTCTGCAAGTGCGTGGAAACGCACCACCTTACGATCGGACTGGCGTTAGCGCCGACCGTACGTGGGTCAAAGTAGCAACTCTTGCTGCTGGAACCGCACAACGCCTCAGCACCGGTTTCTTCCGTGCGCCATGTGGCTTTGTGATAATCACCGCCGGTACAAACCAAGACGAACTAGTTGACGTCAGCAAGTTTGAATGGACAGCGAAAGCCGGGGATTACAAGGGTGTTCACGCACCAAGCCTCTTGGAGTGATCACCGTGGAACAAGAGACTACAGAATCTGTTCAACAGGCTGCTAAGGTCCTATCGATCCTTAAGCACGTGAAGGAAAACAACGTGTCGTACCTCTTAGGTATGTTCGTACTTCACAGCATGGGAGTCTTGGAACAAGTGCTCACATATGGCCAAGGCATGTGCTAAACATGGCCAAGTTACCAGAAGGAATCCCTTCTGATTGTGAGAAATGCGGCTATCGGCCTCGACGATCAGACGTCTCACTCGTGTTACCTGAATTCACGGGGAACGAAGTGATGTATCACGTTCGTTGTTACAATTGTGGACTGGAGTGGGTAGATTGATGGCACCTCAATCTTCACGGCGAAGCCGTACCCTCAGACAGCGCCGTACCCCCAAGTACATTGCACCTTACGATCGTACAGAGAAACACATGCCCGGCATGAATTTCTGTGGACCCGGTACGAACGTAACAAAGCGCTTGCGCAATGGTGTGCAGCCTATGGATGCGTTAGACAAAGCATGTCTTCAACATGATTTAGTCACCGAGACCCGAGGTCCGAACACTGGTCGGGGAAAACCTGCTGCCTATCGTGCAGCGGATCGTAAACTCTTACGTCGTGCGGAATACTTACTCCGTCACGGATACAATCCTGCATGGAAAGCAAGGGCCGTGGCA